GCAGTCGATTTCCTGTTCCTTCGACGTCGTATATTCCCGCGAAGATGACGAAGCGGAAATGTTGCTACTCGCTCAGGCCGCGCTTGAAGAAATGTTTTTGCAGAACATCGTTGACCAATACGACGATTGATTTTTTTGACATCGCCGCCTCGGCATGAGCGACGTCATAGAAGCAGTCTCCATCATATCAGTCGGTGAGGCCAAGGGCCACGGACTCTACGTGGACGCGCAAACATTGCGCGAGGTTAAGGCATGCGCGGAAACCTACGCTGGCGGCGTCAAAGTCAATCTCGATCACGGTGCGGGAATCAAAGACATCATCGGCTTTGTCGATAACTTTCGCATCGTCGGAGAAAAACTCCTCGGAGATTTGAACCTTCTGCAAAACGCAGACCGGCGCGCATATGTTTTGGAAATTGCCGAGAAGCTTCCCGACACATTCGGCATCTCGATTGCATTCAGCGGGCCCGTGCGGGACATCGGCGGCAAGAGTTTTGCATCGTGCGAGGAACTTTACTCCGCCGATTTGGTGCAGACACCCGCAGCGAATCCCACCGGCCTCTTCAGCTTCGAAGCAAAGTCAGTTGACAAAATTTCCAAGCAAATGGAAGACACACCCGAAATCGAAATCGAACCCAAGGAAGACGAAGTGAGCATTGCCGACATCGTCTCCCGTCTCAGCGCCCTTGAATCCGCCTTTGGCGATTACAAGAAGGCAATGGAAGCCGCTCCCGAAGAGCCAAAGGACGAGCCAATGAAAGACTCTGAAATGTCCAAGCTCGAAGCCAAGCTCGACACGATCATTTCAAACTTTGGCGCAGCTCCCATGAAGGCATCCGCTGCCGCCGAAGTTCCTGCCGAAGTCAAATTTGATTTGAAAAATTTGATCGAAACAAAAACCGCAGAACTCGGATCCAAGACCGCCGCAATCAAATTCGCGATGTTGAATCACCCTGCTGAATACATCGCCCTTCGCGACTCCAATCAACTCAATAACCTCTAATCACCTCACAATATGGCAACCCAAAATGACATCCCACTCCGCTCGTTCACATTCGCGACCGCGCTCTCAGGTAACACGCTCGTCCGTTGCTCAGGCGACAACGCAGCCGCCGCACTCGTAACCGCCTCCGAAGTCATCGGCGTCCTTCAAGACGACGTGGCAGCCGCTGGCGTTGGCGAAGTGAAACTCTTCAAGGCAACTCAATTCGGAATCGTTTCGCCTGGTCCCGTGACCGCTGGCAATTCGGTTTTCGCCACAACCGGCGGCGTGATTGTCGGAACGCTCGTCACGTCTGGCGTGACTCTCGGAACCGCAATCAATTCCGGCGTAACCGGCGACATCATCGAGTTTGCAGTTCGTCTCTAAGCACCTGATCGAAACACTCAACTAACTAACTACCATGTCACTCACCACCACCACAATTCGCGGAGACATCGCACAGGCCGTTTACGAGGGCCGCTCGAACAAGCAAAACCTCTTCATCGGCGCCGAAGTCATGCCTATCTACGTTGCAGACGTTCGCTCGGGCGAGTATCTGAAAATCAACCTAGGCGCATCCGAGGCACTTAACGACGACGCGACGAAGATCGCCGCTGGATCCGCCTATCCTCGCGTTGGACGCAAGTTCACATCGGACACCTTCGCCACTACCGAGTACGGCTTGGAGGAAGTCCTTCCCGACGCAACTCAGCGCGACCTCGCCCGCTTCTTGGACGTTGAGGTTGCCGTTGCCGACATGCTCCTCAGCCAGATCCAAATTGGCCACGAGCTTCGTGTTGCCTCGCTCACCTACGCAGCGAACGGCCTCACAGCCATCTCTGCCGCCGGTGCAACCGCCGCCTACACCGAAGCCAACATCACATCGTTCGACCTTCCGGCCGACGTCGCCGCTGGCAAGTTGGAACTCGCCAAATATGGCGTGCTCCCAAACACGCTCATCATGTCCGCAGTCCTTTTCGAGCGCGTCCGCCGCTCGACCAAGGTGCAGAATCAAATGTTCGGCGTAGTCGCCACGAACTCCACCCGCCTACTCTCCGAGCAAGAAGTTGCTCAGGCAGTCGGCGTTGAAAAAGTCCTCGTTGGCCGCGCTCCTCGCAACACTGCCAAGAAGGGCCAAACTTACTCAGGCGGATTCGTCTGGGGTGACAGCTACCTTGCACTCGCTAACACAGTTGGCGGTGAGTTCGCAGCCGGTGGATTCGGACGCACGATCCTCTGGGGCGCTGATAGCCCAGTGCCTTTCGTCTCCGAGACCTACCGCGACGAAGCCCGCCGCTCGAACATCCTCCGCGTGCGCCAGCACGTATCCGAGAAGGTTGTCGACGGCTCCTCGATCATCCGCATCACGACCGGCCTGTAAAAGATCACGGTTCACATCAAACCCGCTCTCGCAAGGAGCGGGTTTTTTGTTGCCCTTTTGACATCGCTCCCTTGGCAGAAACATGAACCAAAAAAATCGCCTTGTCGCAGCCTTGATATGCGGCAACGAAGCCGAGCGCATTGAACGGTGCGTCCGATCCCTGCAAAAAATCTGTGATGATGTCGTCATCATCCGCGCCGTCGGAGCACTCGAACCCGACGCAACTCTCGACATCGCAAAGAGCCTCGGCTGTCACGTCGGAGAATATCGCAACTCACCACTCTGCCGCCATTGGCCGCACCTCGACGACTTCGCCGCCGCGCGAAATGTGGCATTTGAAAAAGCCTACGACCTAACCGGCGAAGGCGGCTGGGTTATGTGGGCAGACTGTGACGACGTGCTCCAGGACAACATGGTTGAGCCTACGCTGAAGGCGCTCCGCGATTGTCCAGCAGAGTGCGATTGGATTCTCAGCGACTACGTCATCCCTGAGCAACACAAGCGCGCGCCGCGCGAGCGATTCTTTCGCTACCGCACCGGCTACTGGTGGCGGGCGGTGCATGAGAACGTCCACCCGACAAAGACAATCAAGATTTACATGCGGCGCGATCTCGAAATCCACCACATGCCGCCGCTGGGCCAGCGCAAGAGCAACGAGCGCAACCAGCGCATTCTCGAATGGCAGGATCAATTCGCACCGCATTGGAAGTTCTATCTTCATTACGAAAAAATGATCACCGGACAGCGAGACCTATCCTTGCGCTACGGCGCGGAGGCCATCGCGATGAAGGACCTCGATCTTGTCCACAAGTATGAAACGCTGATGAACATGAGCAACATGACGGATGGCGAATCCTCGCTTCGCTTTGCTCAGGCCGCGCGCAAGCTCGACCCCGCACGCCGCGAAGCCGTCGCTCTGGAAGCGTCCATCCTTCTCGACGAAGGCAAGCCGGTTGAGTCTCTCGCGCTTCTCGACGAAATGGAGAAGATCCCCGTCCCCTCCTTCACGCAGTGGACGCACAAGGCCGAGTATTACGGCGTCAAAGCCAAGCGACTCCGCGCTTGGGCGCTCAGGCTGGCAGGCCGGAAGGAAGAAGCATTCAATCTCGAAATGCAGGTTCTCAACGCCGCTCCGCGCCCGCGCATCTCACTGCTTCACGCCACGCGCGGAAGGCCATTGCAAGCCGTCCAGAACATGAACCTATGGCTCTCACGCGCAAACAAGCCGGAGCGCGTAGAACACATCTTTGCGGTCGATTCAGACGACGCCTCCGCAGCCGTCCTGCAACGCTTTTGCGGAGTCTGCCAAGAGACAGACGGCGGATCAGTCGGAGCGTGGAATCTGGCTGCCAGTGTGAGCACCGGCGATATCCTCGTGCAATTCTCAGACGACTTTGAATGTCCACCCGGCTGGGACGACATGCTTGAAAGCCGCTTGGACATCAACGCCGAGAAGGTTCTCCGCATATCGGACGGATACCGCACTGACGAACTCCTGCCGATGGCAATTTGCACACGGAAATTTTATGACAAGCACGGACTCTTTTACCCCGATTTCAAAAACCAATTCTCGGACGCAGAGTTCACCATTCGTGCCGAGAAAGCAGGCGCGATTGTGGACGCTCGTGACGATGTTTTCGTT